ACTATCAGGATGATGTGGCGCGCGTCGGTGCAACGATCCTGGAGCGGTGCCTCAAGGCGGACTTGGACGATCCGAGGGACACGTTCAACTCTACGATGATCTACTCCGTGGAGGACAGACTTCTACCGGGTCTTGGGGTGGCGTGGGTCCGGCTGGAGACGGACACCACCGACGAGCCGGTTGACGAGAACGGAACGCCGCAGCATGAGACTTCGCTGGAGATCGCGCCGGAGCCCGGAGAAGGACTGGGGGAGGGTAATGAGGCCACGCCGAATCACGGGTTCAAGACGGCTGACACTCCGGAGAACCCACCTCCTACTACGTTCAAGCGCATCACGGATCAGCGCGTGGTCGTGGACTACATCTACTGGGAAGACTTTCTATACTCTCCGTGCCGTGTCTGGGAAGAGAGGCGGTGGGTCGGCCGGAAGGCGTACCTGACGAAGGAAGAGCTGGAGCGGCGATTCGGCAAGGAGAAAGCGGAGAGGGTTCCGCTGAACTACAAGCCGATGAACTACCTCCAGGTGCCGTCGGGCATCACCCCCACCCACGAGGCTCTGAGCAAGGCCGTCATCTACGAGATCTGGGATCGGGACAGCCGGAAGGTGTTCTGGCTGTGTAAGGACTACTCGGAGATGCTGGACGAGAGGGACGACCCACTCCAGCTTGTCGGGTTTGAGCCCTGCCCTCGCCCGATGTTCGCAACCCTTACGACGAGCAACTGCGTCCCACGTCCTGACTTCTACATGATTCAGGACCAGTACAACGAGCTAGATACGATCAACAACCGCATCAGTATGCTCGTGCGTGCGTGCAAGGTCTGCGGCGTCTATGACCGTTCCAGCGACGGCGTCCAGCGGATGCTTCAAGAGGGCTACGACAACACGCTGATCCCGGTGGACAACTGGGCCGCGTTCGCTGAGAAGGGCGGGGTCAAGGGTCAGGTGGACTGGCTCCCGCTGGAGCAGGTCATCAACGCGATGCAGCGTCTGTACGAGGCGCGTGAGGCGATCAAACAGCAGATTTACGAGCTGACGGGCATTGCCGACATCATCCGGGGTAGCTCCAAAGCATCGGAAACGCTCGGTGCCCAGCAGATCAAGGCGCAGTTCGCATCCATTCGCATCAAAACGATGCAGGATCAGGTCGCGCAGTTTGCGTCTGACATCTTGCGCCTCCGCGCGGAGATCATGGTCAAGCACTACGACCCCATGATCCTGCTGAAGAAGTCCAACATCCTGAAGATAGAGCCGGAGGAGCTGGTCGCCAATGCCATCGCTATGCTGCAGAGCGAGGTGGGCTTCGAGTGGCGGATCCAGGTTACGTCCGACTCCATGGCTCAGGCGGACTACGCGATGGAGAAGCAGGACCGCGTGGAGCTACTCACGTCGGTGTCGGCCTTCATGGAGAAGGCGGGCGGCATGATTCAGGTGGTGCCGGAGGCCGCGCCGCTGCTCGTCGGGATGCTCAAGTGGGCCGTCTCCGCATTCCGCAACTCCAACGAAATTGAGACGATGCTTGACCAGGCGTTGGACAGCCTTATCAGGCAACCTCCTCAGCCGAAGCCTGACCCGAAAGCGGAGGCCGAAAAGGCGAAGGTTGCGGCCGAGCAGCAGAGGATGCAGGCCGAGATGGCTATGAAGCAGCAGGACCATCAGCTGGACATGGCGGGCAAGCAGGCCGATCTACAGTTCAAGAAGGTCGAGCACATCATGGACATCCAGGCCAAGCAGGCGGACCTCGCCCTCGACGCGCAGCGCAATGAAATGGACTTCAACAAGTTCGTGGTTGAGCAGGCGATGCAGGTCGCCAACCCCCCGGAGCGCAAGCAATGACGAGGCGCAGATTTGTCTACATAAATGGAGAGGCCCATGAAGTTTCGGAAGACTACGTCGCAGAACCTAGATCACCGTTCCCTCATGTCCGCGGCGATCTACCGGATTTTACGTCCCCTATTGACGGCAAGACGTATTCCGGACGAGCCGGGCTTAGAGAGCACTGCAAAATCCACGACGTCGTCCCCACAGCGGACCTCAAGGGCCTCCCTTTCAAACAAGCAGTATCGCCTTACGCACCGGAGAGCAAAACGGCCATCCGGGATGCGGTCATTCATACCATGAAGAAAAAAGGCTACCTGTAGGGCTTGCAAACCGATCTTTTCTGTGGTACAATGAGCAAAATCAGATAACCAACCGAGGACACCTCACCAATGCCTGAAGATCTGCGTTCCACCATCGAGGCGGCTGTCGCCAAAGAGGAAACGCAAGCTGCCGCTTCTGCGGCTGCTCCGACTCCTGCACCTACTCAAGCAGAGCCCCCGCAGCCAGAAGCTCGGGAAGCTCGGGAACCTGCGCCCGCCCCAGAAGGGGAGGTGAAGCCGGTTGAAGGTGAAGCGAAGCCAGCCGAAGAGGCGAAGCCCGCCGAGGAGGCCAAGCCTCAGGACGAAAAGCCGACCCGGGCTCCAATCGACAAGGCTCCGCAGTCGTGGAAGCCTGCTGCGAAGGCCGTTTGGAAAGACTTGCCGCCCGCTGCCCGTGAAGAGGTGGTTCGCCGTGAGCGGCAGGTGACTCAGGTTCTTGGTGAGTCGGCGCAAGCCCGCCAGCTCGTCAATCAGTTCTCGGAAATGATTCAGCCCTACCGTGCTCGTATCGAGTCGACTGGGCTTCCCCCATTGCAGGCCGTCAACGAGCTGTTGAAGGCTGACCACATCCTGACGACCGCCCCTCCCGGGAAGCGAGCCCAGTTCATGGCTTCGCTCATCAAGGAGTACGGAGTGGACGTCAGGGAACTGGACAACGCTCTGTCCGGCCAGCCCGCCTCAGACCCTGCGGCGGATCGGCTGGAGCAGATGGTTGCTCAGAGGCTTCAGCCGTTCCAACAATTCGTCCAGCAGCAAGCCCGTCAGGCCGAGCTGCAACGTCAAGCGGAACAGCAACAAACGAACCAAACTATTCAGTCCATGGCCGCCGATACGGAGCGCTTTCCGCACTTCTTCGACGTTAAGGACGACATGGCAGACTTGATTGAAATGCAAGCGCGTCGGGGAGTTCACCTGACGCTGGAACAAGCGTACTCCCGCGCTGTCACGATGAACCCCGAACTGACCGCCCAGAATGCTCGGCGTCAGGCTGCTGAGGCGGCGAATGCCCGCGCTCAGAAAGCCCTGAACGCATCAGCATCTGTGGGCGGAGCGCCGAACGGTGGGCCGTCGGGACGAGCTCCAGGAGCAGATTTGCGGGGCACAATCGAGGCCGCTTTTGAGCGGGCGAACGCGCGATGAGAAGGTTGCTCAAGGCTTTCTTAGGCTTGACCTTCCCCCCTCGCCGTTACACCGAGCAAGAGAAGGCTATGATACGCCTTCAGCAGCAAGCTAGGGTTCAGCCTGTTGGACCCACCGGACCTGAGGCCACCGGGAATACGACGGGAACCAACCCATCCACTCCTTTGTAGAGGACCCTAGCAATGGCATTCGCAAACCCCGCGATCAGCGACATCATCGCGACCACGATTCAATCGCGTACCGGCATCATTGCCGACAACGTGACCAAGAACAACGCGCTTTTGTCGCGTTTGAAGCAGCGCGGGAACATCAAGACGTTCTCGGGCGGCAACGTCATCCTGCAAGAGCTGAGCTTCGCAGCGAACGGCAACGCGGGATGGTACGCTGGCTACGACATGCTGCCCATCGCGGCACAGGACGTGATCAGCGCGGCGCAGTACGACATCAAGCAGGCCGCTTGCCCTGTCACCATCTCGGGCCTGGAACAGCTCCAGAACGCCGGCAAGGAGCAGATCATCGATCTGCTGGAAGCCCGCGTGTCGGTCGGCGAGTCGTCCATGGCGAACCTCATCGCGCAAGGCGTCTACAGCGACGGCACGGGCGCGGCAGGCAAGCAGGTCGACGGTCTGCTGAAGCAGGTGTCGAAGTCTCCGTCTACTGGCGTTGTCGGCGGTATCGACCGCGCCACGTGGACCTTCTGGCGCAACCAGACCTTTGACTTCACCACCGACGGCGGCGCGGCAGTCAGCGCGTCCAACATCCAGACCTACATGAA